GAACGTCAGCAGGTTCCCCGGCCCCAAATGGGTCGCGGCCGTCACCACAGGCAGAACCCCAAGCATCCGCGTCCACACCTATTGGGAACTGACAGAGCCTTGCCACGACCTTGCCGCGTGGCGCGAAATGCAATGCGCCATCGCCAAGCACTTCGCCAGCGACCAGACAGTCGTCAACCCGAGCCGGATCATGCGCATCGGCGGGACAATATCGTGGCCGTCCAAGCGCAAGCTTGAACGGGGCTACACGACCGAACTGACCGCCATCCGCACCGAATACGCCGAACCGCGCGAGCCGGTCACCCTCGACCAGATGCAACGCGCCTTCGCCGCCTCAACCCCCGCAACCCCACTGCCCCGCCCCGCCGCGACATCGCCGCGCTTCGAGATTGACACCGGCGACCGCGCCGCACCCTTGGACCGCGAACGCCTTGCCATCCAAGCCATGAGCGGCGCGGACTGGCACAGCGCCGTCATTCGCCTGGTCGCGTCGTATGTGGGCAAGGGCCTGTCCGATACCGAAATACAC